TGCACAAATATTTTATAGCATTCCCTTCTGCAAAAGGAATATTATTTTTATTTATAAATTCTGATGGTTGAATGACCATAGATTTATAATGAGTTCCACCCACCTGCTTTTTATATATATCGCTCATATTCTAAATGCCTTATAAATATCTTTGGGTTCTATAATATGTAAATGGTCCTTGGTCCTTGTAGCGCCAACATAAAATAATCTATTAACATCATCAGGAACCCTTTCATATTCTTTTAGAGTTTGTCTGCTTAAATCAGTTAATAAAATTACATTGTCTGCCTCTCCACCCTTGACCCCATGTATTGTAGATAGTAAAATACGTGGTTTTTTATTTAATTGCTCTCCATTCTGTCTCATTTTTCTAATATAATTTACTTTTTTAGAAGGTGCATTATTGAATGCGTTATACCAGACATCGTCTACCATTAATCCATATTTATTTTTACATTGTTCCAGAGAGTAAAAATTATCTTTATTTAAAAGTACTAATGATTTTTTGTTTGCATGGGATTCATCCATATAACTATAAATTCTTTTTATTCTTGTATAATCTAAAGTTTCACCTTTTCTCCAGGATTCCCACTCAGTAATTGCTTCGTATAAATCTTGTTCGTATGATTTTTTATATTTATTTTTATAATATAATCCATTTTGATAAATAGTATTTTCGAGATCATTCAACATAGAACGAGTTCGAGTAAGCACCAACCATTCTCCTTTAGACATATCTATATGTCTAAAATCAGAATAAGTAGATAATTTTCCTTCAACAGTTTTAGGACGCCAATCTTTTGGAATTCTATTACCCACCTTATTTATGATTTTCATTGCAAATTCATGTACTTTAGCTGGAATTCTATAGGATTGAGTTAACTTAATAAATTCACCCCCCAGGGTTATAAAACTATTAACATCTGCACCGGCCCATTTAAAGATAGCTTGGTCATCATCTCCCGCGATATAATTATCTGTTGATTTATCCCATATAATTTTAGCCATGTCCCATTGCATTAGAGATAAATCTTGTGCCTCATCAATAAATACTACATCAAATTTAGGACAGGTATCAGATTTAGTGAAATCTAAAATCATGTCATTAAAATCTATTAAGTTATATTCTTTTTTGTATCTCTCTAATTCGCTTGATATAATTTTAAGTTTATCAAATTCTACATCCTGGGTATGTTCTTTAAGATCGTATTGTTTTTCTAAAGAAATATTTCTTAATTTTGACAATTGAATAATTCTTAAGTAATCACTTTTAGTAGAAAAAATTCCATTCATATCCACCATATTATCTTCATAGTCCACAGGGAACGCCAATTCTTTTCCTAGAGCTTCGTAGTGGCTTCTTTGCATTACATTATCTTTTTGTATTCCTAATCTTCTAAAAGCTAGTGAATGAAGTGTTCTGAAATAAGGAAGATCATCTTCGGTTAAATTAAATTTTTCCATTGCTCTATCTCTCGCCTCATACGCAGCTTTTTGAGTGAATGCAAAATATCCAATTTTATCTGGATCAGTTTTCTTTAAATATTTATCCACCAAATTTAAAAGAGTGGTTGTTTTTCCTGTACCTGGGGGTCCAATTACAATAGTCTTCATTTCATTTTCCTAAAAAAATTTCTCCAGAATGCAGATCGGATAATAGACACCACTGTAAAAATTAAAGCGATTCCTATGCTATCTAAAATTGTGGGATATAATCCAAACAGGGGAAAAATTGTCAATTGTATAATTATTGCAATTATTAGACCACTTCCTACATCAATAAAACTTTCAATAAAGCAACGTTTAAGCATTAAAAATTATCTTTCGGTTTAAATTGTTTTGGTTTATAATCTTCTACTTTTTTTTCGAAGGAATCTATAATGGTGACAGTTGGTCTACTTTTTCCTAATATAATTCTTTCTGTAGTACAACCACAGTGTTCTTTTAACATTTGACTTGTCTCTTGAAATTTAACATCCCATCTTCTTCTCTGAAGAAATCCATAAAAGAAAGAATCGAAAAGAAAATAATGTTTTGCATTTTCTGTAAATACACTTCCTTTTTTAATATCTTCTTTTTCAACAGTTGTAGAAGTTCTGTTAGTACAAAATTCTTCTAAATGATTTTGTAATTGATCTTTTTTAGATGTTCCTTTAGGAGGAGAAATAATCTCACGCATGCTAAGTAATTGATTTACAAGGATTTTCCAATCTTTCAATTTCATACTAGGGGGATATATTCCTATCCCTGCAATACAAGCTTCTTCAAATAAAGGCTGCTGTCTTAAATATTTAGCACTAGGAATTTTTAATCTTTTACCATCCACATTTAAATAATAATAAGGTTCTTCTAATTGAATTTCTTGTAGGTCACTTAAGTCTGGAAATATCATTTGAGACCCTATTCCAAATGGTCTAGTTTTACATAACTGCTTGTCGCAATGATTACACATAGGAACATCATTACACTTCCACCCCCAATCTTTCTTTTCATGCTGATTTTTAATTATATCAATTTCTCTTTGTTCTAAATCCCCAATAATATAGTTTTCATGAAACCATGAAATTTTTTCTTTCCAATTATTCGGCCATTTCTTTTTTGCATAAACTCCAAAATGAAACAAAACTGCATTTCTACCACCTTCTCCTATTTTTTCTGCCGCTAAAGTTTCAATACATGGAGGCCCGTCAGAGAATTCTGATTCGGGCCTCTCTAGTTTTATGGAACCAACATCTAGTTGTTTTACATTATTATAGATTCCATAAAATTCTTCTAAATTTGCCGCACTTCCATCCTCTTTAAATGCATATCTTGTTGTATTATCTCCATTGAAATAAGGAAGATTTAAAAAGTTTCCGGTATCTTCTTCTGATTTTAATTCTATTTGTTTTGGAAATACTTCTGCGTTTCCAAAACCCAATATTGCTCTAATTTGGTTTAGTTTATCTCTCATTATTTTAGCTTCTATATTTTTATCTGAAAATAAAAATATGTGAGCCCCTCCAGATTTAGAACGACATACCACTAATGGTAATTTTAATAATTTAATTTTGTTTAATAATTTTTGATGATCAAATCCAGCATAACTGTCCACATCTATACATCCCCATTTACATGTATCTTCTTCATTAATAGGTATTATTCCTAAACTTGGTTCAATCCCTTGTAAGTGCTTGTGCCAAAGATCATCAGTGACTTTTTCTCTTTTGACAAAAGATTTAGTTTTTAATTTAACTCCGTTTTTAGGAACGGTGTTTATGTAGGTACATCCATGGGCTCTGTTAAGCCCTCTAAATATTTCTATAAATTTTTCCATATTATCATCCAGTTAAAAGGCGGATCCACTCTCGCTTCCCCGCCTTTCGTTGCAACCATCCTCCCGAAGGAGAATTAGGTTAATATGGAACGTCCGTTTTTGATTCCTCAGATCCGTGTTTAACTTTCACTAAACCTTTGCTATTTTTTTCAGCAAAATTTTTAGCAATTGTATAAATACCTTTATCTGTAACTGGACCAACTTGAGACACATCCCATCCAAACCATGTTCCTTTGTCATTAGACATTTGAACAGTTTTTAGTTTGTAAATGTGGCTATATGTTGGCGGTGTGAATAAGCCATTTTTGCCTTGAAGCTTAAGACCCATCATCATTGAATTCCATTGTTTACTAATCTTTAATTGAGTAGACTTCATAGATATTAATGCTGTTGATGGACTTTTACCCATAAGAATCACAAAGTGATTAGCAGTATTTTCCAGATAATTACCATTTGGTAACCTATCCTTCCAAGATTTATCGCGAGTAGTTGTACTCACAATATCACTCCCTGCGCTATGGATTGCTACAGGAGCACCGGTACTTGTAGTACCTCTGTCCTGCCATTCGACATATTGTCTTTCATAATGGACTGGTATAACATTTATACCTTTTGCCCCATCATAAAGTTCTTTAGTCACACTATTAACAATCATTCCAGGTTCTGCCGCACTAATAAACTTAGCATCTTGTTTATTAATTTCTGGAGATAATTGTCCCAAAACTTTCAGAAATGGTAATGCAAGATCTTCTTGCGTTATATTCTGAGAGCCAGCATTTGCATCAGCTTCGAAAAGATTCGTAGCCAAAGCACCTGCTTCTTCTTTTACTTGTACTTGGTTCATGTTTCTTTGTTCTTGGTTCATGTTTATTGTTTCCTTTTTATTGTTGTTTTATTTCCAACAAATATGTTGAAAATTTCCGTTGGCATTTCTTTTCCTGCCTCAATACGCTCACGGACTAGCGCTTTCAGAGTCATTGGTTCAACCTTCAACTTTTGTGTTGGTTGAAACCCATGACTCTTCGCAAGTTCGGCATAACCTGCCGCCTTGTTATCTTCGTTGCGGCCAAAAGAAACGGAGATTTCATTTTTAATAATATCTCCAAGGCCGTTTGTACGAAGCCAGTTATAGGCTCTATCTTTGTTTTGAGCAGAAATAGTAGCACTATAAAAAGGTTTAACATCTACAGAAGATCCATCCATAAGTTTAAGTTGAGATAAACCCATTTCAGATAGCATTGTTGGAATCACTTCTCCAGATACTCTGTCAATTTCCTTCTTTTTGTTTTTAAGAGCATCTTCCATGATCTTTAATTGATCTTCCATGGCTCTTAATTTCAGAACTTGATCAGATAAAGTTTTAATATTAGTTGTACTTTTTATAACTTCAGTTTGATCTTGTTCCATTTGTTCGGTAAGATTATTCATATTTTTCTAACTCCTTTCTGAGTAATTGTATTTCTTTCTTACATTTCTTAAATGATCGCCACACTAAAATTTTTTTTATATACCCCAAACAAATTGTAGGAAGCATTATTAATTGAGCCATCCTAAAAACAAGAGGTGCTTCAGAAGCTAGTTCATGTGTCACTTTCTCACTTATTGCAATTTGTTTTTCTGTTTCTAAAAAACCATTAATCCACTCTTGTGCGTGATCTAAACGTTTTTTAGTTTTATAATAATGTCGATCTTTAAATTTATACATTTCTGATAATATTATATCAAAACATTGTGGCAATATTATGGCACATCTTTTTGATAGAGGTCTATTTCAATAGAATAATATTTTCTTTCTTGTTTATCCCATTTTAAAAGATTAAATTTTCCGTTAGTTATATCGGAAACTATGGAACAGGCTACACCAATAATAGCTGGATCTCCTGTTAATAAGAGATAATCTTTAATTCTATATTTTGCTAATTCTTTTCTGAGTTTAAAAATAAGTGGACCTGGTGAAAATATTATTTGTGAAAGTTCGGGTAATAAAAATTTAAATTTTCCATAGTCGGCGGCACCCATAATATTAATTTTAGGTCTGCCTTCTTTGGTTCCAGGAATTTCCTGTATAACATAAACAATGGGGGACTCATCACCACTTCCCAGTACACTAAACATTTTTTATTCTTTCTAACATTGACAACTATTATAACATGTGATATAATACGTGTCAAGAAAGAAGAATAAAAAATTATGAAGTATAAATTTAAAACAAAGCCATACGAGCATCAATTAGATGCATTAGAGAAATCTTGGAATAAGGAAACCTTTGCATATTTTATGGAAATGGGAACCGGTAAAACCAAGGTCCTTATAGATAATGCTGCTATGCTTTATGATAAGGGTAAAATTAATGGTATATTAATTGTAGCTCCTAAAGGAGTGATTGGTACTTGGTATAATCAAGAATTACCTACTCATTTACCCACCCATATTGTTTCTAAAACTGTATTATGGCAAGCTACTATTCATCAAAAACAACAAGATAAACTAGACACTCTATTTGAAACTGGAGAAGATCTTCATATTTTAATTATGAATGTAGAGGCCTTCAGTAGTGAAAAAGGGACTGTTTTTGCTACTAAATTCTTAAATTGTCATAAAACCCTAATGGCTATTGATGAGTCTACTACTATTAAAAATCCTAAAGCTAAAAGAACTAAAAATATAATTAGGTTATCTAAACTTTCTAAATATAGAAGAATATTAACGGGATCTCCTGTTACTAAAAATCCTTTAGATCTATATAGTCAATGTGAATTTTTAGATCCTTTTCTTTTAAATTTTGCTTCATATTATTCTTTTAGAAATAGATATGCAGAAATGAAACAAGTTAATGTAGCAGGAAGAACTATTCAATTGGTTGCAGGGTTTAAAAATTTAGGTGAATTATCTGATAGTGTTAAAAATTTTTCTTATAGAGTTTTAAAAGAAGATTGTTTAGATTTACCTCCAAAAATATTTATGAAAAGAACTATTTCTTTAACTAAAGAACAAGAAAAAATATATAATCAAATGAAAAAAGAAGCATTAGCTTATTTAAATGGAAAAGTTGTATCGACGGTTAATGTTTTAACTCAACTAATGAGACTACAACAAATTACATGTGGACATTTTGCCGCAGATGATGGCTCTATTCAAAAAATAAAAAATAACAGAATTACTGAATTAATGGATACTCTAGAAGAAATAGAAGGAAAAGCTATTATATGGGCTCATTATCAATATGATGTTCAATGTATTATTGAAGAAATTAAAAAGGTCCATGGTCCGGGATCCGTGGTTGATTATTATGGGCTCACTCCTCAAGACCAAAGACAAAAGAATAGGGATGCTTTTCAGAATGATTCTAAAGTAAGATTCTTTGTAGGGACTCCTCAAACGGGTGGATATGGAATAACCTTAACTCAAGCGCATACGGTTATTTATTATTCTAACGGTTATGATTTAGAAAAAAGAATTCAATCAGAAGATAGAGCCCATCGTATTGGACAAACTAAACCTGTTACTTACGTCGATATTATTGCGGAGGAAACGGTCGATAATAAAATCGTCAAAGCCCTCCGCAAAAAAGTTAATATCGCTTCCGAAGTAATGGGCGAAGAATTAAAAGCTTGGATTTAATCCCATAAAAAATAGGATATACGCGCGTGGCGCGGTAAAATTTACAAATCCTTATTTAATTTCTATTTTTCTTGGCTTTTTGCCTTCTGGAAGAATCTTATTTAGAGATACTTTCAGTAATCCGTCTTTTAACTCAGCACCTTTGATTTCTACATCATCGGCGATGGTAAATACTTTAGAGAAATATCTTTTAGCAATCCCTTTATGGATTACTCCGTCGGATGTTTCTTTAGATATATCCTTTGAGTCTTTAACAGATTTAATAGTTAATAAGTTATCTGCATAATCAACTTTGACATCCTTCTTAGTGTATCCTGCCAGTGCAACTTCAATGTTGTAAGTTGTGTCTCCAGTTTTTACAATGTTATAAAAAGGAAATGTAGCCGTAGGTATACGAAATAGTTCGTTTCTATCGTCAAACATTCTTTCAAAATGATCGAAGATATTATCGAAGCCTATAGATACAGGTCTTAATTGATTAAAGATTGATGGTAATTTATTGAGTGTCATTTAACCTCCTTGTTTAGACAGTTAATAAAGCAAGCCTTTTTAAGCACTTACACCTATAAGATATACGTTTTTAAATAAAAATCAAGGGTTTATTTTACGTATCTATCGGTCGATAGACCTAGAATTGGTTTGTATTCTGTTTTTCCATTCGTTTTTATAGCCATTAAATATTCCTTTCTATTACTATTTATTTCTTTCTTGTAACTTACGTGCACCCACCCTGAGTTGGGTTGTCCGGGTTCAAAATATTCTAGTATGAGTTGATCAAACATGAGGTTTTCCTTGATCCAGTCGCTGACTTCGTTGTTAGGAGTGCCAAAGATTTCAAAATCCGCCGCCTCTCCCTTACAGTGTTGCGATTTGCTTGAACTACCTATCTTTTGTGACAAAATTTCGTTGCGATAGCCCGAGGTAATGGTCACTACGTGGTTGAAATGGTCTCTAATGGGCTGTAGAACCCTCTCACAGAGCAATCTTAGGTTCTCCTGCTCATCCTCACTGGGGTTATTATCAAGGCCCATCCTTGTGGCTGTCTGTGACTTACATAGCTCTGCAAGGCTAAAATTTTTAGATAGTTTCATTTAAAATGTAAGTTGACTCACCAAAGTATAGATTAAAAATAACATGCCAGTAATCAAAGCTCCTGTGCATGTTAATAATATTTTCTCAAGTCTTTTTACTCGCTCTTCTATTGAATGAATCTTTTTATGGGTTAATTTTTGCATAATTCTACACAGTTTTTCATGTGATTCAATCTTTTGGAGAGCGTTTAGTTTAGCCATTATACTAATCCCATAATCCCTTGGTTTTGTTTTCTTGCAATTAGTTG